ATACATTCAAAAGTTCTATCATTAAATCATCAGGATCTTCAATTCCAGATAAATCACCTAAAATTTGACGAACTCTATTAAGTTCGTTTGTTTCGCTTACTGGTCTTCCTGTTCTCTGTCTTAATGTTTTTCTTGGCATTAGTTAAGACCTAGTTCGTTTTCTGTAAGAATTTTAAACTCCCATTGGCGGTCATCACAAAATTCCTTTGCAGCTTGCCACTTTGCTTGATTCTTTGCATATTCAACCACTTCATAAACATAACCTTTTGTTATTTTCTTTTTCTTTTCTGGTTCCTTTGTCTGCTTTGCTGGTTTGATTTCTATAATATACTTCTTGATTTGTCCGTTTTGCTCTCTTACTTTGATATAAAAATCTGGAAAGTATCTGTGTACTCTATTGTCAATGGGTGAAACATATGGTAATGCAATTTCTTCACTACCCCATTCCAAGATATTTTCATTCAAATCACAGTATTTCATGAATTTTCTTTCCCATAAAGAACGATAGATGATATTTGTGGGATCACCTTTATATTTTTTTGGGAATGAGGGTGAATATTTTCCTTTATATGCCATCTAAATAATTACAATATTTCCATAATAGGTATTTAGAGTGCCAGTAAAGCCACGTAAAATATCTGATATTAAACCAATATTTACAAATCTAGCCCAGACTTCTCATTATGAAGTGCAATTTGGTGGTTTTCAAAAGGGACTTAGGGATCATTTAAGTAATCGAGGAGTTGATTCTAGATTTATTGGAGAAACTGTTGGATTACTTTGCAATTCTGCATCTCTTCCTGGGTCAACATTTGCAACTGCAGATATTACAGGAAATTATACTGGATTGATGGAGAAAGTTGCTCATACTAGGATATTCACTCCTATTGATTTAACTTTTTATGTTGATAAGGAATATAAAGTAATTAAATTTTTAGAGCACTGGATGGAATATATTTCTGGTGCTTCTGGAGTAGTTCCAACAACAAGTGATTATTTCTTTAAAATGCGTTATCCTGATGAATATAAAATTGATTATACAAAAGTTACAAAATTTAATCGAGATTATAATAGTAGAAATGAATTAGAATATAACTTTTTTGGACTTTTTCCAGTTTCTATGTCTTCTGTTGGAGTTTCGTATGAATCATCTTCTACGTTAGTCGTCAGTGCATCATTTAATTATGAGAGATATGTTTGTGGAAAAGCATATAGTTTAGATGTAAAACGTCAATTGGCAAATAATGTTTTATCAAATATAGGATTGACGAATAGAAACGCAACCAACATTGAGGAATTAGCTCAAAAAGTTCCTTATGAAAATAATAAGGATATCAAGCAAAATTCAAATCAAGATTTACAAAATTATTTAAAGAGTAATAGTACCCCAGTAAACAGCAGTGATAGTGGATTTAGTAGTGGATACTTCAATGTGAGCATCTAAATAAAGTATCTGAATTTTTAATAATCCAAAGATTATGCCGTTACCAAGAATTGCAACTCCAATTTATGAGTTGGAACTACCTTCTATTAAAAAGAAAATTAGATATAGACCTTTTCTAGTCAAAGAAGAAAAAATTCTTATCATTGCGATGGAAAGTGAAGATCCTAAACAAATCGCACTTGCAGTTAAGAACGTTATCACTAACTGCATTCTTTCGAAGGGTATTAAAGTTAATGAACTTTCTACTTTTGACATCGAATATCTATTTTTAAATATTCGTGGAAAGTCAGTTGGGGAAACTGTTGATGTGCTTATCACATGCCCAGATGATGAAACTACTCAGGTTCCGGTTTCAATTAACCTAGATGATATTGGAGTCCATGTTCCCAAAGAACATAATAGAGATATTGTTTTAGATGAGAATTTAACTTTGCGAATGAAGTATCCATCAATGGACGAATTTGTTAAATCGAATTTCTCAACAACAGATATTAGTGTTGATGATACATTTGATTTGATTTCTTCATGTATTGAGCAAATTTATAATGAAGAAGAATCTTGGAATACAAGTGACTTTACTAAAAAAGAGGTAATGGAGTTTCTTGATCAGTTAAGTTCAAAACAGTTCAAAGAAATTGAAAAATTCTTTGAAACCATGCCGAAACTTTCTCATACTATTGAGATTAAAAATCCAAATACTGGAGTCGAAAGTGAAGTTCTGCTGGAGGGACTATCGGCTTTTTTCGCGTAGGTATGGCTCATGAAAGTATTGAGTCATACTACAAGACAAATTTTGCTTTGATTCAGCATCATAAATACTCTTTGACGGAGTTAGAAAATATGATTCCGTGGGAAAGAGACGTTTATATCTCACTACTTCAACAGTACATTGAAGAAGAAAACTTGAAGAATCAAGCGAATGGCTAGCCTAGCATCTCCAATCGGACCCACTATTACTGTTGCGGCAAGAACTGTTTCTCGTTCTGTCATAAGCGGTGGCGGCGGTGGAGGTGGTGGAGACCCTCAAACTTCGGCAATCGTAGTAAGACAAAGTAATACTATTGTACAACTTCAAAAAGAAGTAGGAACATTAAGGAAATCGCAATCAGAATCAATAGTAGCATTTCAAAAAGAATTAGGAAATATTCAGACTAATTTACAAACAATTGCAGTAAATGTTAGGGATTTAGGTAATTCCTTTAAACAAAATAATAAATTATTAGTTACAGATGCAGAACTAGGAAGAAAGCAGCAAATACAAGAGCAACTACAAGAAACTAAATTAACAGAAGAAGGTGTAAGGGCAGGAAAGGAAAGTCAACTTGAGCAAAAACTCCAAAATGCTATACTTGCACCCATTAGAGTAGTAACCGCACAGGCACAATCAATATTTGCAAAATTACAAGAAGCTCTAAGTATATTTTTACTGGGATGGTTGACTACTAATATTTTGGATATGTTCAGGGCAGATTCCCAGAACAACCAAAATCTACTTCAACAGATTTTTAATACTATTGTAAGTAGTATTACTGCAGTATTTAAAGGACTGCAAGTAATTAACAAAACCTTTAGGGGTATTATTGGAATTGTAACGGGAGTAACCAAATTACTTGCCAAATTCCTGGTGAGTGGAGTTGGATTATTATTTAAAGGTTTGGGTGCCATAGCAAATGGAATTGTTGCCGCTGGAAAAGGTATAGCATCTGGCGCTACTTCTATTATTTCAAAAGTGACTGGAACTCAAGCAGCAGAAACGGCAGCAACTGCAACAGCGAAAGCAGTTGGAACTGAAGCGTCTCAAGCGGCAGGAAAACAAATAGCCAAAGAAGGTGCGGAAACTGCAGGAAAATCATTATTCAAAAAGTTTCCTGGAGTAAGCCTACTAGCTGGAGGTGCATTTGGTATAGAACGATTATATGCCGGAGATCCATTTGGGGCTAGCTTAGAATTTGCATCTGGAATTGCTGGCACTTTTGCCGGACCAGGAACTGCAGTATCGCTGTTAATAGATGCATATTCCCTCAAAAGAAGAGTGGGTCAAGTTACTGAGCAGGGGGATAAAACTAAAGCAGCAAAAGAAAAGGCATTCAACGAACCATCAGCAGCAGCACCAGCGCCAGCACCAGCAAAACCTGCATCTACTGCAACTCCATCTACACCAATGATGCCATCTTCTGCAGAACTTTCATTTGATCCTGGCAAAATGAAATATGTTCCAGAAGGCATGGATTTCTCTACTCCTGCAGAATTTGGAGAAGTTGCAGCACCAGTTGAATCGGGAGGAACTGGACAATCTCAACCAGCATCTATTACTCCAGCACAAACCCAAAGCGTTCCAAGTGCCGCTGCAAAGGTTGGTCCGGAACCAGAAGCAAAGCCAAATGTTATCATGATGTCTTCTGTTCCTGGGGCACAGGGAAGACCTGATACTGTATTAGCATCTCAACCTGGCGCTGCAAGTGATGTTCCTTCTATAGATTCTTCCAATCCTGATAATTTTTATGCATTGTATTCTCAAGTAAACTACAATGTTGTAATGTAATATGGCAGTAACTACCTTAAAACCATCTGTAAAAATACAAAATCAATTTAAAACTATTCGTAGTGGTTTCAGTTCTGCTGCAAAAACTTCTGTTGGGATTGGTAAAATATTATTTAAGAAGACAAAGGTAAAGAGAGAAGCAATAGTAAATGATCAAAAGTTATTTAATAAAAGGAGAGAAAATTCAAGGAGAAAAATATCAGAAGATACACTTGAAGCAAGTCAGATTGGAGCGGTTGCTAAATCTGGACAAAATATAGTAGAAAATAGTACCAAAGGATTTCTTGGAAGGATAATGGATGCCATAGGATCCTTTATTGTTGGGTGGTTGGTTTATAATTTACCCAATATTATTAGAATGGCTGAGAATTTAATTACTCGAATTAAAACGGCTGGACAAATATTAGGAAATTTTGTAAAAAATATTGGAAAAATATTCAGTGGGTCAACAAGACTACTAGGGGCAGTTTTAACTAACCTTGTAACTTTGGATATATTTGATACAAGTAATAGAGTTGAAAGTGCCTTTACTGATCTTCAGAATACATTTTCAGATTTACAAACTGGAATACGTGATGGTATTAATTCTGTTACAACTCCTCTTGGACAAATGCCAGGTGAAACTGCTGCAGGATTTGGTGATGATTTAACAGTTGCTCCAGAACAAGTTGGTGCTGGAGAAAGAACTGGAACTGTTACTACTGGTGGTGGTGGAGGTGCTGGAACTAAAGAACAAAAGGCGATGTTAGATTCAATTTCCTTCGCTGAAGGAACCGCAAAATATCCAAACGATGGATATAATACAATGTTCACTGGAAAACAATTCAGTGGATTTGAAGACCACCCTAGAAAAATTCAAAGAAGTAATGGTTATGCTTCTGATGCTGCAGGAAGATATCAGTTTTTGAGTACTACTTGGGACGGACTTGCTAGAAAACTTGGATTAAAAGATTTTAGTCCAGCAAATCAAGATAAAGCTGCCATAGAATTAGCTAGACAATATGGTGTTACTCAAGAATTGTTAGCAAAAGAAGGAATGAGTCCAAAAGTATCTTCCTTTCTAGGTAGACAATGGGCTTCATTCCCTGGAAAAACAATTGGACTGGATCAACCAACTAAAGGTTTGAAGTCAGTGCAGAACGTGTACCAAAAGTCACTGGGTACATCAGTATCACAACCAACTCCAGCACAACCAACTCCAGCACAAACCACATCAGCACCTACATCGGCAGCAATAAATCCAAATAAAAGAATTGCAAAAGGAACTAAAGTTGGTGACACAATAAAAACTGATTTTTTTGGATCTATGTCTGTAGGTAGAAAAACACCTCACGGGGGGATTGATTTGGGATGTGATATTGGAACTTATATTTCGTGTAAGTATCCTTGTAAAGTTGTGGAGGCAAGATATCAGGATGGATATGGATATTACACTGACAT